ACACTATCAGTATGTAGCAGATTGGCCTTTTGGAAACCCTGCAAGTATGGGTGTTTTTTTTGGTGGCAATTCTGCTGCTCTTCTTAATACAATACAATACGTAGACTTAGCAACGGCAGGTAATTCTCTTGACTTTGGTGATTTAGCTGCAGCTAAAAGGTTTTCTGCAGCATTGGGTAGTGCAACAAGAGGTGTTTCTGGAGGTGGTACTACAGGTAGTCTTCTTAATGTAATAGAGTTTATAACTTTTTCAACTAGAGGTAATTCCACAGACTTTGGTAATTTACTTGCTGCAGTCTCAGAATTAGCTGGCTGCTCAAATGGAACAAGGGGGTTGTTTGGGGAAGGAAATACAGGATCATATTCCAACGTTATTCAATATATAACTATAGCTTCTGAAGGTGATGCTACTGATTTTGGTGATCTTACCGTAGCTAGGCGGGTAGCTGCTTCTTTTGCATCTACTACTAGAGGTGTTTGGGTTGCTGGAAAAAGTTCAGGAGGTGTTGTTAATACTATTGATTATGTAACTATAGGTAGTACAGGTAATGCTTCTGACTTTGGAGATATAGGAGCAATTACAGAAGGAAACACTGGGTGTTCCTCTCCTACTAGAGGTTTACATCTAGGTGGAGAAAGGGATGGCACTCAAACTGATACTATAGAATACATTACTATAGCTAATACAGGCAACACTACTGATTTTGGTAATCTATCTTCTACAAAAGTTTACCCAGCAGCTTGTGCTAGTCAAACTAAAGGTATTTGTGCTGGTGGTACTACTAATTCTAATATAAATGTAATTGATCAGGTAACTATTGCATCAACAGGTAATGCTACAGACTTTGGTGATCTTTTAGCTGTAACAACACAATTCCCTGGTTGTTCAAATACACACGGAGGTATTGCATAATGTCGTACAAACAAATGACAGGCAACATAATATCTGCCACAAAAGTAGAACCTGCTGGTAACAACGAAGCATCTGCAGCATCTGGTGTGTGGAACTTAGATGATCAGTATGATTACAAACGTGGAGCTAACTGGCCTGAAGCAGGTGTAGCTGATCCAGCCACACTTGTTGAGAATCTCTTTAGTACGTTTTTGTATGTAGGGTCTGAAAGTAGCCCTGGTGCAATTGTTAATGGGATAGACCTTGCTAATGAAGGTGGTTTAGTTTGGACTGGTCAAAGGAATGACACAAGAGGAAATCACTTCTTTGATACTGAAAGGGGTCCTAACAAACATGTAATAGCAGACAACGATGAGGCAGAGCAATCAGATGACAATACTTTAAACAGTTTTACTTCAACAGGTTATGTTCTTGGTGGAGACTCAGGTATAAATGCTAACAATGGTGAATTTGTTTCTTGGACATTTCGCAAAGCGCCTAAGTTTTTTGATGTCGTTACGTATACTGGAAACGGAAGCAATAGAACAATAGCCCATAATCTCGGTTCTGTACCTGGTATGATTCTAATCAAAAAACTTAATGCCGCAAAAAATTGGGCTGTATATCACAGAGGGGTTAACGGTGGGTCATCCCCAGAAAATTATTGGGGCATACTAAACCTAACACAAGCATTTCAAGACAATGCCACTGCTTGGCAAGACACGGCTCCTACATCAAGTGTTTTTAGTGTAGGAACTCTTAATCACGTTAACAATAATAATGATACTTATGTAGCCTACCTATTCGCCCACGAAACAGGGGATGACTCGATGATCCAGTGTGGTTATTATGCAGGTAATGGTAATGCTACAGGGCCAGTTATTGATTTAGGCTGGGAACCTCAGTGGCTTTTTGTAAAGAAATCAGATGATGATGATGCTTGGCACATTTTTGATGCTATTAGGGGAATGGTTGTTGGTTATAATGAGCTAGCTTTGTTCGCCAACGCCAATAGTGCAGAGGCATCTACAACTTATGCTAGTTTAAATGCAGAAGGGTGGAGTATTGATACAACCGCTGGTGCTTTAAATCAGAACAATCAAAACTTTATCTACGTAGCAATCAGAAGACCTAACATGGCTACCATAACGGATGCTACTGAGGTGTTTGCTATTGATGGTGAAAATACTGCTGCACCTTATCATACATCAGGTTTTCCTGTAGACTTTGCCATAAAAAAACCATTAGCATCAGGAACATGGCTAGTGGCGGCAAGATTAATCCAAGCTACAAAAATGGCAACTAATGCCACTACACGTGAAGCAGATGAAACTGATGCTACGTTTGATTTTAACAATGGATATTTCAAAGCAGAAGCTTACGGTGAAGATGCTGCACTTGCTTATATGTGGAAGCGTGCCAAAGGCTATTTTGATGTAGTTGCATACACGGGAACAGGTAGTGCAAAAACAGAAGCTCACAGCCTTGGTGTTGCTCCTGAAATGATGTGGGTAAAAGCTAGAAATACTACAGAAGATTGGACCGTTTGGGCTGGGTTTGGTAACGATAAGTATCTTAATTTAAACGATAATGCTGTTGTTAACTCAGATTCTGTTACAACTATTTGGAACAATACCGCCCCTACTTCAGCCGTGTTTTCTGTTGGTACACATGACAGAACAAACGCTTCTGGAGACATCTATATAGCCTACCTATTCGCAACACTAGCAGGTGTTTCTAAAGTAGGATCAGTAACACACTCAGGTAGTTCAACAGATGTAAACTGTGGGTTTTCAGCAGGTGCTAGAGTAGTCATGCTTAAACGTACTGATGATGCAGGGAGTTGGTTTTGGTGGGATTCAACTAGAGGTATAATTGCAGGAAATGATCCTTACTTTCTGCTTGACACTAATGCTGCACAGGTCACTAACACAGATTATATAGACCCACTAGCATCAGGTTTTCAGATCTCAGGTAGTTTTCAAGATGGTGACTACATTTTCTTAGCAATAGCATAGAGGTATAAATGGGATTACTTAGATACAGAGATACAGGCAGACTGCTTACGGAGAAAGAGTTTCGTTATGAGACTAGAAAACGTAGGCCACATAATGTACCTGCACAAGGTGAGCTAACAGAGGCATGGCTTAATGGTGAAGGTATAGATGTTGTGTTTGATGGACCAAAGGCAGGGCCAGTATGTGATGGTGCATTTAAAAACTCTGATGGTAGATGGTATACCCAATGGTCTAACGGATAGTGCTTGCATTTACTTTAAAAATATGGTATAACTCTTTTTTAAGAAGGAGTTACTAATGTCTACAGAATTAGCTATTACTACTACACTAAACGAAGCACTACCTACTGCTGCCCCTGAGTATAAGTCTATGCTTAATAACATTGCTGAGAAGATGCCAGCAGTTACACAGGCCACCAGCAACTTCCACAAGTCACACAGTCAGTTCATGGGAGTTACACTAGACGTAACAGCTATCACACCCATTCGTAGCATTAAGCATACACTAGCTGAGATAGACAAGACACGATCAGCACTACAGGAAGCCTACATAGGACTACGCAAGAAAGAGAATAAGCTTAAGAAAAGAGAAGCTGAACTTAAAACTTGTAAAGATGACCTAGACCGTGAGCTACTAGAGATAAAGATACTAGAGCTACAGGGTCACTTAGAAGGTACACGCAACGCAGTACAAGGTGCTGTACGTAAGATGAACTTCTTCACTAATCAGTATGATAACTTGATGAAGAAGATAGGTAAGACAGAACTTACTGAGGAAGACTACGAACTAGAAGAAGCACGTTACCACATTATGACTTGTATGAAGCAAGCATTAAACAGTGCAAGACCACGACAAGGTATCATTGACGAAGGTAACATGATCTACTTATTTGACTTAGGTATCAATGCAGCCCAAGCTCAACTAGAAGTAATGTCATACCTTAACTGGGAAAACGAATTAGTACAACAAGGCAAAGCCCCAGAGCATGAGCATACAGTAGAGTGGCTTGAGGGATGTGCAGATAAGTGGGCAGGGTGTCCTGCAGCATTTGCTAACAGTAGGGGGTTTGACGTATTTGATCCCACATCACTAGCTAACACACCACAGATAGAGGATAAGAGTAATGGCTAATGATAACTGGCATTTGAGTAAGTCTGTACCACTAACATTAATCTTTGGTTTATTTGTGCAGGGTGCAGCTATCGTTTGGACTGTAAGTACAATGACCTCTGACATAGAAGTTAATGCTTCTAAGATTGTAGAGGTACAACAAAGACTAGGCCGTATGGAAGACGCAGTACATGGGCAAGCTATATCTATGGCTAGAATAGATGAGAACATAAAAGCCATTCGTATGTCTGTAGAAAAGATGGCTAGCAGACAACAATTACCCTGACATCACTTATGTAGATGATGGTAATTATATAACAAAAGGATTACTGTCGTGATAGAAGTATTAGCATTAGCTGGTGCAGTTACTAAGATAGCAGGGTCTGTAAGTGCTGCCATAAAAGCAGGAAAAGATGCCTCAAGTTTACTGCCTCAGTTTGGTAAACTAGCTAAGTTAGAAGCTGACATAAATCTTGCAGAACAAGGTAGACACAAAGGCCCACTAGGTAGGCTTACATCTTCAGAAGAAGAAGGCTTTGCAATAGCACAGGCAAAGATGGCTCACAAAGAAGCTCAACAAGAACTCAGGTCTTGCTGCAGACTATATGGCCCACCGGGTATGTGGGACTTGGTTGTACAAGAGCAAGCTGCTGCTAGGTCTAGGCAAAAGAAAGCACTAGAAGAAGAAGCTGAAGCAAGAGATAAACTATTCTGGGTAATTTCAATTGTAACAACAGTATTCTTTTTTGCTATAGGATCTGCTGTAATGATCTGGGTTTTAGATAAAGCAGTTAATGGATAAAGGTAAATAAAAAATGCAACAATTCAAAGGATTTAAACCTGAAGCTATGCAACGTATTGCAGGTACTCTAGGGTATCAAGGTGACATGAGTAAGTTTAACGATTACTTAAATCAAAATCCTGATAAGATGCAACAGATGGGTATGTACCAACAAAAGGCTCTTCAAATGGTTAATGGTGGTATGGTCCGTAAGTTTGCCAATGGTGGTGCTGTTGACTATTCACAGTACTTTAATGAGAAGGGTGTGCTTACAAATGCAGATGGTACTCCTGCAACTGCAAAGGCTGCAACTCCTGCCGATCCTTCACCTATAGATCCTCCAGTAACACCTGCAACTCCTGTTGTTAATACTAAAGTAGATAGTACAACTCCTGCACAACCAGTTGATCCTCGTGAC